CCTGATGTATCTTCAGAATCAAATAATATATTCTCATTTAGATTAAGATTTCAAGTAGATGCAAGTTCCGGGTCAGTTCCTGCTAGTTTTGAAATAAATGATATTTCTATAGTTTACAGAATGAAAAGCGTTAAATAATGTCATTGACAAGAGACGAAAGAAAATTAATACATCAAAAGTCTAAACAACCTACTTTTGGAGTTGGTAAGCCAGATAAAAACTCTGGTAATGAAGGAGATATATCTTTTAGAAAAGTAGAAGGTTCTGGAACTGTTCAGTATTTAAAACAAGATGGCAACTGGATAGCTCTATCATCTTCTGGAAACCTTCCTCAACAAAGACCAATAGGTCGTCGTCCGTCTTCCCTGACTTCTAACAATGTAATTGACCACAGTTCATTACAAGGACTAGGCTCCGATGACCATTCTCAATATTTATTAGTAGATGGTTCTAGGGCAATGAGTGGTAATTTAAATATGGCAACAAATGATATTGGCTCTGTAGACACCTTAGATGTTGATGGTCACACTAAGTTAGATAGAACAACTATAGATACAGCAGATGGAGAGTTTTTAGCAAGTGGTGCTAATCCTATAACTTTTACTACTACTGGAAGTAATGATATAAATTTAACAAGTGGAAATACATTAGATGTTGGTGTTGGCCTTGATTATGAACTGGATGTAGTTAGAACCTGCGATTGGAATACAGTTGTAACAGATTGGGATAACTCAAGCACGTTTACATTAACATCCTTAGCTAATATTACAATAGAAACAGATGGAACAGATGGAGACAGTAGCGGTAATGACGATTCTTCAAATACTATTTTAATAAAAAATGCAAATAGCAATAATTCTGATTTTACAGGAATACATATAAAAACAGACTCTCAGGGAGCTGGTTCCGCTTTCAATGGGATTTTAATAGAATGTGACAATGTTGCAGGCAAAGGGGGTACTGCTGGAGTTGATGTTAGAAGTGAAAATGGCATTAGATTGAGAGCTGAAAACGATAATACTGGAGGTAGTACAGGTTTGTTGATGAGAGCTACTGGCCCAATAGATATAGGAGTTGGTTCTAGCTTAACACCACATACGTCAGATTCAAGGGTAAAAATACATGGTTTATGTGAAATATCAAGATTATATAATAGTGGAAGCGATACAATAGATTGCTCAACTCATAGCGTTAAATTTGACCAAATAGACACAAATCATTTAGTAAGAGCGCAAACATACAAGGCATCAGGTTCAAGCATAAGCGCTGGAAGCACATTTACAATTGTTTCTGCCGGGAATGATGATAATGGATTAGGAACAGTGTGGTTAGTCACAATTGTTTGGCATCATGGAACACTAAATGACTGTATGCAGTCTTATATATGTTTTGGAGTTTCAACTACAGCTCTCACAGCTACATTAGTTGCACAAGAATTATCAACAGATGCTGGTGGTTCTTTAAGTTGGACAAGTAGTAGTGGAATAGTTTTTAGAAATGACCATTCTTCATCTGGTTCAATTACAACATTAAAAGCATCTGCACTAAGATTGCAAAGTAAGGACGATTTTTTATAAAGAGGTAAAATATGACAACAAGAGAATTATTAGATATGTACGGAGGAGGAGCTAGACAAGCTAGCTCTGATGTAAACTTTTTAATACGAAAACTTAATAGAGATTTATTACTAGCACAGCAAGAAGATAAACAGCTAAAAAAGAATATTAAAAGTGCAGGTAAGACGGCTCTTGGAGGAATAAAAACAAGGCGTGAATTTCTTTTAGCTAAAAGATTTAAACCAGACCTAACATTTAAAGAGTTTTTGTTAGACCCTAAAACTGCTGGTCAATATATGTTAGAAGGCTCTAGAAAAATAGCTAGCGGAGAATCTTCACCTATAACATTGCGAGAAACTTTTGGAATACCTCAAAGAACTAACAATGTTAGCATGGTCGATGATGGTATGGTTAATGTTCAAGAAGGTTTTGGAAAAATAACAACTCCATCTTTTGGAACTAGAAATTCTTATGATTCTTTTACCTTGGGGCCACCAAACCCAGAAAGAGTTAGGAGTGGAGTTATGCTTGAGCAGGCAAGGTCAAAAGCAAGAAGCTCAGTACCTAGCGCTGATGCAGATATAATGCCAGATGTAGAAGTTGAGTCAATTATACCTCCTCCTCCTATGGGAGACGTTTCTAGTCAGGGTTTACAAAATATGTTAAGCGCAGGTAGAGTTCCTATAGTGCCACAAGTTGGATATGCAAATCCATCTCAAGTCGCAGAAATAACAAGGCAACAACCTATTCAAATGCCTCAAGTAGATGTTATGCCAACACCTAAGCCAAATGTTGATGCTTTAAGAAGGGTTCAAAAATCTGGTGTAGAAAATTTAGGAATAGAACAAGTAGGAGTAACCGACCCATTACAAGATGCGGCTCAAAAATCTTCTGCTTTAGGAACAGCAGGAAATGTTCTTGGCTCTATAGGTAGCTTAGCTAGCTTAGGTTCAGGTCTTTCTAATATTGCAAGAGGTAGAGGTAATTTATCTAATGTTTCTGGAGCAGCTTCAGGAGCTGCTGGGCTTGCTAGCGCAGCAGGTTTTGTAAATCCTCTTTTAGGTGCGGGTTTAGGTTTGTTAAGTTTAATATCGAAAAGGAGAAGATAATCATGGCAAAATTTCACCCAGCATCAGGAAAATGGGGAATTTTAGGAGAAACTGCTGGCTCTAAACAAGCAAGAGATAATCTAAATCAAATAAATCAAATGATTTCTGATATAAATGCAAGAAGACAAAACATAACATCATATTATAGAAGTTTAAGTGATATGCAAATGGAAGACATTGAATCTTCTACATTAAGTGATTTAGATAAATTTTTAGATGAGTCATATAATATAAATATGGAATCAGATGAAAGAAGAGATAGAGTTGGTTTTGCAAATATATTGACGGGTGACGAATCAGAAAGAATGAAAAAACTAAGAGAAAATCAAGAAGAGTTAATTGAAGGTTCTAAAAGAAGGTTGGAAATGAGCGCACTTGATTTAGGTAGAAGAGAGCAAACTGAATTGTTTGGAATAGATGATTTATTAAGAAATTTAGAATTAACAAGAAGAGACTACAGTTAAGAGGATATAATGGCATATAGAGACCCAACATTTAATGCAAACCTTTTTACAGACTTATTGAGTACGTATTTAACAAATCAATCGTCAGAACGAGAAAAGTATTTTAAAGCTGAGCAAACATTATCAAAGCCACAATATAGGACATCTGGTGGTAACATTATAAAAATAGACCCTAGAACAAATGAGGCTACAACTATTTATGAAGCTCCAAAAGAAAAAAAAGAACCAAAATTTGAAGAATTTCCACAAATGGACAAAGATGGCAATCCTACTGGTATGACTATAAAAGGACAGTTTACTGGAACTAATGAATCATTTGTTGGTGTTCCTTTAGGTTATGAGCCTGTTGGTAAAAAAGCACAATTTAAACCAGAAGACCCTGAAAAAAGAGATATAGAAATACAAGATAAAAGAATTGCTAGATTAGTTTCTGACCGAAAACAATTATTAAGAAGAAAAAATAGGAACTTTGATTATAAAGAGAGCGAATTGATTCGGTTAGGATTGATTCCTAAAGATTTTTCAAATGAAGACGAAAAAAGACTTGAATTTATAGAAAAACAATTAACTTCATTTGGTTTTGAATTTTTTGATGAAGATGCAGAGGGCGGTCAATCGGGTGAAGGAAATAATAATTCTACGTCACCTAAAAAAATAAATTTTTGGGAAAGAAATGTCCAAGAATAATCAAATACTTTATGATTATTTAAACGAAAATACTGATTTTCAATTTGGAACTTTTGACGAGTTTAATGAAAAGTTAAAAGAACCAAAAGACGCTGAAGCATTAAGAACCTACCTAAATAAAAATACCGAGTTTGATTTTGGCGACTCTGCTACTTTTTACAATAAGGTTAATACAGAAGACATTGAGCCAGAAGAGGTACTTAATGTTGATTCGGACTTTACATTAACAACAGTAGAAGATTCTAATCAAATTCTTAAAAATGAAATAGACAATCCCGGTTCCTCTGATGCGGTTTTAAAACAAATTACCAGTCCTACTTTTGAAGCTGGTCAAAAAGTAGATAGCTCAGATTATGGTTTGTTCCAAATAAATGATAAAACATGGAATAAAACATCTAATTCTATGTTTGGTAAACCTGTAGGTGACTTAAATGATATTGAAAATATTGAGCTAGCATCGTTTATAGCAAGAGAAGACCCTCGTTCTTGGAATAATTGGGTTGCTTATAACAAAGGTAATCACAAACAATTTAAAGAATTTACTGATGAGCAAATATCAGAAACTTATAACATACCATTAGATGTAATTGACTATATAAATCAATCTTTTGATAACCCTGCGCTAGCAAAACAAGTAATGTTAGCAGAGTCAGGTGGAAAATCTACTGCTGTAAATGTGAACTATACTCCTCAGGAAGAGGGTCAGGAAACAATTTCTGACACAACAAAACAAGAAAGTAGACAGTTTACAGACGAGTTTGAAGCATCTGTTGCTCCTAAGAAACCACCACCTTACATGACAAATGTTATGGTTCAAAAACTTGGTGAGCAAGGAATTGATATTGCAAGTCCTATAACAGGTACTAGCCTAGGGCCTGCACTGCAACAATATACAGAAAAAGCAATGAGATATGTATTTGATATTGAAGAACTGGCTACTAATCCTGAAGATAGAACTACGTTAAATGAAATTGCAAACTTAAGTGTAAACATAGTAAGTCACATAGCTGAAATGCCCGGAGTAGTTGCTGATATGCCAAGCGCATTTGCCGCAAGCCCCCTTGAAACAACTGTTGGTCTTTTAAAATTTATGCCAGAAGAATTTAATAATTTTGTAATAGCAGCAAATGTTTTAGACGTTATAAATCCTTTTTTAGGTCTTGTTGGTAAAGAATTTAGTAGAGAAGAACTTAATCAAATGAGAGCTAATGCTCAAAAACACATATTTGATACAGGTGGGGTATATACGTATTTTGCTGCGGCTGGATTGAAACACGCAGGAAAAAAGAACAGTAAGATTATAGAAAAAAATAAGGAATTTTCTGACATTATAGACCTTGCCAACGATAAACCTGTTTCTGGTAAGGTTACTCCAGAAATGAATAAAGCAGTTGAAGTTCTAAAAAAGAATTCAGATTTAAAACAAAAAGCAGAAATTGTAAAAAACAACGAATTGCTTACTGACTATTTAGAACAGTGGGAGATAGAAAATAGAACACAGAAAGCAGAGGTTCGCGCAGAGCAATTAGAACTTGGTTTAGACGTTGGAACAAAAGATGTTGGCCCACTAAAGCCTGTAAAAAAATCTACTAAAGTAGAAAAACCTGTAAAAAAAGATGTTTCTGTAGAACCTGAGCTTCCTAGAAAACCAGATGGTACTATTGCTGAAAGAGATTTTTTTGGTCAAGTTATGAATGACGTTGCAGGCTTGGAAGGTAAGGTCGTTAAATCTGATGGAGGAGCTAGCGTTAAAATTATAAAAGAAACATCAAAGTCTTTTGCTGTTGAAATTTTAGATGGCCCAAATAAAGGTCTTAAAAAAACAGTTCAAAAAAGATTTATGGGTGCTAGAGGATTAAATCCAATTATAACAATAAAAAAAGGTAGAGATATTCTTGATAGTATTGAACTTAAACAACCAGTAAAGCCTAAACAAAAAACTAAATCTACAGAAATTGATTTAGACAGAGATATGCCTTCTCCAGAAAGTTCTTTATCTGTAAAGAAAAATAAAATAAAAAAAGAAGCAAAAAAGATTGAAGAAAAAGTTGCAGAAGTTTCTAAAAAAATAAAACAAGATAAAGTAAAAGCAGAAAAAACAAAACCCAAAGAGGTGGCAACTGAGCCTGTTGAGCAAATAAAACTAACAAAATCTTCTGATTTAAACATTGGTAAAAACATAGAACCTATTAAAGGTGAATCTGCTAGAAGATTTAAAACAAAAGAAAAGTTAGATAACTATATAGAAACTAAACTTGGTGAATATGTTGGTCAAAATGTTATTGCTAGGTATGGTGAATTAGATAAAGGCGGGTTTGTTGTTAAGATATTTAAGAAAACAAAAGAACAACCATTGCCAGTTACGGCAACAAAGAGACCCGGAGTAAAAATTACCAAAGATATACCAGATGAAGTGGTTACTAAAATGAGAGACCCTAAAGGCCCAGCAGGGGAAACTGGTAGAAGAATACAAAATAATGACTTATTAATAGAGAAGTATAAGGAAGAAATATCAGAACTTGGTAGAAATACATCAAGTATGCTAGCTGAGCTAGAAACTTTACAAAAACAAGTTCTAGAAACTGGTGTTGAGTCTCCAAGAATACAGATAATTAAAAACTCTATAGATGCTACAAACAAGCTAATAAATAAATCTCAAAATCAATTAAGACAAATAACGCCTACAAAAGAGTTACTAAAAAGTGTTTCTAAAAATATCTTGAAAAGAACTGCAAAAGGTGCAGTTGGTAGGAATGTGGGTAAGTCAACAAAAGAAAAAGCTAAACAAAGAATTGAAAATCAAAAACTTGTTAATGAAATAATGACTATATGGGAACGTGGTGAAACAGGTTTGAAGATGACAAAAAATAATTTAATTAATTATTTAAAAGAGTTAGGTGCAGATAAGGTAATTATTAAACACGTAAACGAAAATTTTAAAGAGTTATATGATACAGCAACAATTCAATCAGCTAAAATAGCCGCTAACGAGATAGCAACAGAAATACCTCTTAGCCCCGGTGAGGTTGTTCCAACTAGGACTGCTAGAAGGGGGAAAGAAGAATATATTGATAATATAAGAGTGGATATTATAAGTGGCACAAAACGTAATGATGTTAAAATAGCAATGGTTGACTTGTTGGAGGTTATATCGGAAAATGTTGGCGGGGAGGCATCTGCTAAAGCAAAAGGAACAAGGGGGTTAGATGCTATAAAAAGAGGTTCAAACGAACAAAAAGTATATGCTCAAATAATAAACGAACTCCAAACTGGTAGACTATCAATAGAATCTCTTCCTGAGAAACAATCTGCTTCTATAAATCTTACTTATCATCTTCTAGAACAATATGCTAGAACAAAAAATCCTGCTGTAAGAGAAATACTTATAGAATCATTATTAATGAGTAAGGCTTATATATCGGAACCTGCAAGGGCATTGAGAAATCTAAAAGACTTAAAAGCAGAAGGCATAAGGGATTGGAAACAGTTTGAACAATTTTTTAATAATGATGCCGCCCTAATTGATATACTACGTGATGTTTATAATAATAAAGAAGTAAAAAGAAGCAGGTTGTTTAAGCTAGCAGAGTGGGCTAGAAATGCAAAACTAGCAACAGGTTCTTCTTTAGTTCGTAGTGTTGCTGGTAACGCATTTGCTACTGTTGACGCTTATGCTAGAATGCCTTTTGAGTTTGGTCTTGACTATGCTATAAGAAAAACAAGCGGTGCTTTATATGAGCTTACCAATGGATATTGGGGAAATCTTAGCCCAAATCAAATTACAGCATTAGAATTAGGCGCTCAGGTAACTGGATATACAAAAGGATTTAGAAAAACCGGCAATCTTCTTTATGATATGTTTTTAGAAAACGATGTTGCATTGAGAGAAAGTCCATTTTTTAGAAGAGAAGGATTTACAAATAAAGATATAAAAGGACTTAAAGGCAAAGTCATAAGAACACCTCAGAGACTACAAGGAATGATTGATATTATGTATCGTGTTCCTATGACAAATGCTTATATGCATAGGTATGCTGTACGTCAAGCAATAAAAGAAGGTAGAAAAACACAAACTGAAATACTTCAAAGAGCAAATGAAATTATGGAAATGCAAGAACTATCTCCTGAACTACTTGAACAGGCAATTAAAGATGGTGAGTATGTTACATTTCAGAGAGAGCTTGGTGAGGTTGGTAAGTTTGTAAATAAACTTAGAACTGGGAACACAAGAATGAACGCTTTGACTCAGATTATGGTTCCCTTTTTTAATACTGCTGGTAATTTATTTAAATATACAGTTGAACATACTCCTTTAAATGTTTTTACTAAAAATTTTAGACAAGGTTTTGTTGAGGCTTTTTCAAGAGAAGGCGCTGGTAGTCGCAAACTTGCTACTGAGTCAAGCAAAATGGTAACTGGTTTAGGTACTTTATATTTATTAAATGAGTTTCTTGTTGAAAATATGAAAGGAACTATTTCTGGAGATTGGTCAAATCTTTCGCCAGAAGAAAGAAATATGAGAACTGTAATGGGTCAACAAGAATACTCAATAGAGTTTCCAGATGGCTCAACTGTAAGCTATAGAGGGTTTGAACCGGTTTCGACATATATTACAATGATTGAAGCTTTGCAAAGAAGTGATAAAGAAGCATATGAAAATCAAACTAGCATTGAAAGAACCGGTGAAACTGTTTATAATGTAACAAAAGAAGTTGCAAAACAATTTTTAGAAAATCCATTCTTAGCAGGAACTGGAGATTTATTTAAAGTTCTTAATGGCAGAAGAGACTTTCTTGATTATGGCTTTAATCAAATGGCTGGCGCTTTAGTTCCGGGTTCATATAGACAATGGCTTAGTGTTGTAGACCCGGTACGAAGAAGAAGATTAAAATTAGTTGAAAGAAATGAAAATATTGATATAATTGATGTATTAGAAAGTCAAGCTGAAAATGTTTTACCTTGGTTTGTAGAAGGTAGCAATATGTCGGCTCTAGACCCCTTTGGCAACGAAATACCTAAGCCTGACCCTGTTGGTGGCTTGCTAGCATGGAGACAAACTCAAAGACTTAATGACCCAGTTTATGCTGAAATACAAAAAATATATTTTGATAATAAAAAAGGATTTAAGTCTGCTAGCGCGTTTTTTACATCTTCTGATTTAGCAACAATAAAACTTACTCCGGGCGAACATCAAGCTTTAATAAAAATATCTGGACAAAATTTATACAACTTTATTGATAATGCAATAAAAGTGGATGAGTGGTCTAATATGTCAGATGCTTTTAAAAGAAAAATAATAAACTCTGTAAAAGAAAAGTATGTTACTACCTATAGAGAAATTATGTTTTCTGAAGATTTGTCAGTTCCTGCTGAAATAATGAAAGTAAAGGAATTAAAAGGCGATTTTGAAACTCCAGAGGACAGAGAAGAGTATTTAAAGCAAATGAGAAGAGATGTTGGCTCTAAAAATATTGGCCCACTAAAGCCACAAAAAGAATATCAAGACCTTTTAGATAGCTTGTCTACTATATATAATCAATAATTTTTATTTTACTATAACAATATTGTGTACTTTATTATTATATTCTAGCACAATTTATTATTGATGCGCCCATGTCAACTATTCTTGGGCGGTAAGGCGCACAAAACTACAAGGAGAATATTATGGGTAATTATTTACCATCAAAATCACACAAGAAAAGTGTGGTTGAGTCCCTAAATGCTGATGTATCAGCTAGTTGGAGTGTTTCTAGCGCACTTGACATATCAAGCGCAGCTCATGCATCTAAAACGTTAGATGCTAGCACAAACTCAATCCTAATTTACTCTGATTCAGATGTTTATATAAGATTTGACCAACTAACAAGCGACACAGTATCTACTGCTAACGATGTAATTATACCAGCTCAAACACTTATGAGCATTCGTGTCCCAAATGGCTTAAAAGCTAGCGCAGATACAGCAATTACAGTTCATTTTAAGCAAGTAGCTTCGGCTGGAACTAAATCCCTAAGATTAGTAGAGGTATAAAATGTTTCGTTCGATAACTAATAATACAACAAAAAATTTTAGTGCTGGAGGTACAATTTCTGGCGATGTAACTATTGATGGTGATTTAACTGTAAATGGCAATGGCTCTGGTAATTACGATGAAATAGTAAACGGAAATATGTTTATTGTAAATGGTGCTGGAACATTGCCTTCATTATTTACTGGACATCAACTTATTCTGCAAAATAATGATGATTCAGGTGACCAATCAAGATTAGCTTTAATTTCTGGCGGAGTAGGATATAGTGTTATTGATTTTGGTGATAATAGTGATGTAGATGCTGGTGGTATAGCTTATCAAAATCACGCTTCTGATGATGTAATGACTTTAAGAGTCAATGCCTCAGATTTTGTATTTATTAAGGATTCTGGAATGGGTATAGGAGTAACACCATCTTACCCATTACACGTTGAAAGCGCTAGTGATACAGTAGGTTATTTTAAAAGTACAGATAATAATGGACAAATAGCAGTAGTTGATGATGACACTACAGCATATTTTGGTGCAAATGGTAGCAGAGCATTTATGGGTACAGCAAGTGGTTTGTCTGGTACTACAAATTTAGTTGTTGATAGCAATGGAAAACTTGGTATAGGAGTAACAAGCCCATCATCTCATATACATCTAGAAAATGCAAGTAGTCCTACTATAAGAATTAAAGACACCACAAACAATGTAACACTTCTTGCTTTTGCACAAGACAGTGATGCTGGATTTGGCAGTTACTCTAATCATCAAATGAAGTTTTATAGTAATAGCACTTTAGCGTTAACACTGGGTACTGACCAATCGGCTACTTTTGCTGGTGATATTCTTGGTGCAGATGGTAGTAATAGTTCACCTTCTTTTAGTTTTTCAAGTGATACTGGTACAGGAATGTATAGAGAAGGCACTAACGAGATTGGTTTTGCAACTGGTGGCTCAAGAGCATTAAAACTGGATGCAAGTCTAAATGCAGTGTTTTCTGGAGATGTATTTATAAATAAATCATCTGATGGTGCTGATTCATCACTTACTATTAATAACTCAGCATCTCACGGCTCTACTGATGAAACTGCATCTTTAAAATTTCAACAAGCTGGATATACTGGTGGTAAAATAGTTTCAAATAGAGCTTTTAATTATTCTTCTGCTGGTAATAGAGATAGCACATTACAGTTTTATACTTCTCAAGATGCTACAGATACTTTAGCTATGACCATAGATGCCAATCAAAATGTTGGTATAGGCGTTAGTTCACTTGAAACTCAAAATAGCCAATATGTAGCATTGCAACTTGGTGGAAATGCAAATATCATTGCTAAAACTTCTGACCAAGCAAGTAATCCTCTTAATATATTGCAAAATGCTTATTCTGCTCCAGATACAAATTGGAAAAAAATTAGAGAAGACCAATCTTCAAGATACTCACAACTTGATGGTGTTCACACATTCTTTACAGATAGTGGAACTGGTTCGGCTGATTCTGTAATTACTTGGACAACTAACCTTGTACTTGACTCCAACTCCGTTATCTCACTATCTAATAATGATGGTGGTTTTTCAAATACTATCTTTGGTAAAGATGCGGGTGACTCAGATGGGTCTGGCGATTTTAATGTATTTGTTGGGGAGACGGCTGGAGGAACTGGTACTCAAACTGATGCTTGTGATAATAATGTCGGAGTTGGATACCTTGCATTGGAAGATTTAACACAAGGGCAAAAAAATAGTGCAATAGGTTCTGAATGTGCAAAAGGTTTAACGACTGGTTCTTATAATGTAGCTTATGGTGATTCAACTTTAGCTAACTTGACAACTGGTCAGCAAAATGCCGCACTTGGAAGAGCCGCCTTAACTGCCGTTGCTCACGATGAAGCAGATAATGTAGCAGTTGGTACAAGTGCAATGGAACAAGCAAAACAAGACGGCACAGCAAGTTCTACTAACAGGGAAGTAAAACAAAATATAGCACTGGGTACAGGGGCATTATATGGTGGTGCATTAACAGGGACTAATCACCTTGAAGGTAATATAGCGATAGGACATCAAGCAATGGATGCTACTGGAGCGAACAATCAAATAGGGACGATAGCGATTGGTACATCTGCATTAGGAGCGTTGACCTCTGGTGCAAGGAACACAGCAGTTGGATACCAAGCAATGGATGAATTGACTGTGGGTGAAGACAATGTTGCTTTTGGTTATGGAGCATTAGGCGGGGCATCTACATCATCTGAAAATAAAAGAAATGTAGCACTTGGTGTTTCTGCTATGGCTGGTTCAAATGCTGGGGCAAGTCAAAATGTAGCAATTGGATATGAGGCTCTTGATGCTAATATGACTGCCGATGCTGATAATAATACAGCAGTTGGATACATTTCCTTAGGTGCTGTTACCTCAGGAGCGAGCAATGTTGCAGTTGGAAGTAGTGCTTTAGCAGATAACACTACAGCCAGATATAATACTGCAGTCGGAGCATCTGCTCTTCAGTATAATACTAATGGAGAACACAACGTAGCTATTGGATTATCTGCTGGAAGGTCTGATTCTTCAGGTAGCAATGTAACTTCCCCAGACCAATCCATGGCAATAGGTTCAGGCTCTCAATTTTCAAGTACCACTCCAACTAATCAAACAGTAATAGGATATAATGCTATTGGCGGTGGAGATAATTCAGTTGTACTTGGAGATTCAAATGTTACTGCTGTCCTATGTGCATCAGATGGTGAAGCCCAAGTTTATGCAAGTGCAATTAGATTTCCAGCTACACAAGTTGCAAACAGCAATGCAAACGCACTTGATGATTACGAAGAAGGTGAACATACAGCAACTGTTACTTGTGGTACAAGTGGAACTATTACTGTTGGTTCTACTTACGAAAAATTATCTTATGTAAAAATTGGAAGTATGGTAACTGTTAATGGCTCTATTAGTATTGACTCTGTAAGTAGTCCAGTTGGATATTTTACAATAAGTTTACCATTTACAATCGGAAATGGAACTGGGCTTGCAAAAAGATGTAGCGGTAGTGTAACAGTTTATGGGGTTTCTGGGCTTGATGTAAGCGAATTTGTTGTACTTGGCATTGAAGATGAAGCTCGGATTCGTGTTTATGCGGGTAATGCTACTAGTTTAGTGTCAGATTCAGCAAATGCAATTATTTCAGGAACAGCTATGGCAGTAAATGTAACATACTTTGTATAGTGGATACTATACTGGAACTAACAAGGAGTAAAAATGAGTTTAGAAAAGAAAAAAACATATGATTATGAAGTGCGTGGAGAATATAAATGTATTCAAGAACGCTGTAAAACATCTATTATGGAAGATGGTGAAGAAATATCATTTTCATACCATAGAAAATCATTTATGCCAGATGCAGATATAAGTGCTGAATCAGATGAATTAAAAGCATTGGCAAATGCACTATGGACTGATTCAATTAAGAAAGCGTATGAGGATAGCAAGAAATTATAAAATGTGTAAATGCTGTAAATGTAAAGATTGTAATTGTTAACTAAACAAGGAGAAAACAATGGCTAAAAAAGAAAAAGAAAAGTCAGACATACTCACCTTAGATGATAAAAAGTATGAGATAGATAAAATGTCCAATGAAGAAAAAATGATGGTTGCTCATTTAAGAGATATACAAAACAAACAAGCATCAAACAGATTTATTGCTGATCAATTACAAGTTGGTCACGATGGATTCGTTTCAATGCTTCGTGAATCGCTGGAAAAAGAAGAGTAATGATTATACGATGCGCCTATGACAATGATGTTGTAATACATCTCAATAATAAAAAAGGTATGAAAAAGGACGTTCAATTGAGCGATGGATCGGTCATTGAGCTTACCTACCCAAGTACCAAGCAATATTTTTTACGCGTTAATGATAAGATTGTTAAGAGATCTGATAATTATAAAACGATTGAAGATGAGTATATAAAAGAATGTGAATCTCGTAAAGATAGTGATGATCATGGGCGCATCGATGTAGCGCTGCACAAGTTAGTGGATAATAAAGTGGCATTAATATGATATGGAAAAGCAATATAAAAATGGTGCTAGAAGTTTTAACGGAGCCGTCATTGATGACAGTTTCCAAATTAATTTAAATATAAAATGGCTGATACAAATCTTAGGACTGGTTGGAATGTTGGTGTATTCGTACTACCGATTAGAAACAAAGTTAAACGACTTAGAAAGAAACTTATCTCAGGCGCAAGCGCAGCTACAGGATCTAATAGATCAGCACATTCAAGAGGATGTTGTGAAGGTCAAAGAGATGGAAGAGCAGCTGGCATGGTTTCAACGCGAGCTAAATCTAAATCCATTGTCTTGGACCAAAAAGCGCAAGAAGAAATAATCGAAACACAGTATTGGATGAATAGAGAGGTACGCTGGAAGTGACGGAGTTAGCAGATTTATACTTGCAAGTTGGCGCAGCTGGTTTTGTTTTTTTACTATTTGGATTTATGATTTTTAATCTTATTCAAAGTCAAAAGGAACAAAGCGAAGATTTAGAATCTATTAAGCAAAGTATATCTAAGATGGAAAGCGAAATATCAAATAGTCAAAATATTATTATTAAGCTAGTTGATAGAAGCAATGCATCAGATTCAAAACGTGAAGACTTTTGGCGTGAGATAAGCGATGATTTATCGTTTTTAAAAGGAAGGATAAACGGACATGGCCAACGATAAAGATTTATTTGCAATGATGGTCAAGTTTGATGAAAGACAAAGGACCATATTTAATACATTGCATAGAATAGAGAAACATTTAGAAAAGTTAAATGGTAAAGTTGCAGATCACGATACCGCCATAACTAAGCTGCAAACAGTTGGCGCGGTAGCGGTAATTAGCATACCAGTAATAGTAAACGTAATAATGAGGTTAGTATAATGAAGAAACTACTTAAAATGCTCAAAGATCTATTAAATGGTCTAATTAAGTCTCAAGTAAAGGTACTGCAAAGTGAAGCATTTGAAAACAAACTAGCAGCTGATATCGCAGCACAAATTCCAGACGTTCCGGGTTTTGGCGATATGGAACAAAAGATGGTTGCAAAGTTAGCGATTGATGCATGTACAGACAAGTTGGCAGAAGCTATTAACATGGAAGCTGATTGATCTATGATCAAGTACCGAGGTGAAAGATTTTCTGGTTACAATAAGGTCAAGCGCACGCCCGGCAAGCGTAAGAAGTTTGCGGTGCTTGCAAAGCAAGGTAAGCGTGTTAAGCTTATTCGCTTTGGCGATCCAAATATGCGTATTAAGAAATCGAATCCAGCTAGACGTAAATCATTTCGCGCTAGGCATAAATGTGATTCTCCAGCTACTAAGAGAAATAGATTAACGGCTAGATATTGGTCATGTCGCAATTGGTGATATTATGAAAATCAAAGGCGTGAATGTAACAGGACTTACTAAAAGACAAATTAGTGCAATGCGTAAGCATGCTCGTCATCACACTGCAAAGCATTTGCGTTCAATGGTAAGAGCTATGAAACGAGGTAGGACGTTTACACAAAGTCATAAATCAGCTATGAAAAAGGTTGGCAGATGAGAAAGAAAAGAAAAAGAAAAGCTAAGTCAAGAGTAAATGAAGCGGGTAACTACACCAAGCCAGCGCTTCGTAAAAGATTGTTTTACCGAATTAAGGCTGGGTCAAAAGGAGGTAGAGCTGGCCAATGGTCAGGACGACCCCTTTGGGGGCATCCAATTACGTAAAGCACAAATGTTAGCAAGAGCATATAAAAAAGCCGGTGGCGGGTATAAGTAATGGCGCTTAAAAAGTCACAACGTAGTTTAAAGAAATGGACCAAGCAAGATTGGGGGTACGTTTCAAAAGGTGATGCAAAAAAGCCAAGACGCAAGCGTGGTAGATATTTACCAGCTAGCGTGCGTAAAGGTATGACAGCATCACAAAAAGCTTACGAGAACCGTAAGAAGCGTGCAGCAAGCCGTAAAGGTAAGCAGCGTGCTAAATACAGCAAAAGAACACGAAGTAAAGTAAGGAGGGCATGATGCCGGGACATTACGGGAGTAAAATGAAAAAGAAGGGTAAGAAGAAGAAGAAAAGACGCATGGTGAAGATGAGGAAGCGCAAGTGATAAACGCATCCCAAATGCGTGAAGTTATCACTGATACATTAAATGCCTTGGGGTCCAAATACGCCGATCCCAAGGCTATTGAGCTTATATATAATACTGGCTTAGTAGAATCAAAGTACGTGTATTTAAAGCAAATTAAAGGCCCGGCTCGCGGCTACTGGCAAATTGAATATTTAACAGCAATGGATATTTGCTCAAACTACTTACAGTACCGACCAAGCTTGATGAAAAAAATAGCGAAAGTATCTATGGTCGATATTAAATACTTTTTAAATCCAAAAGAGGATGATTGGCAGCACATATTAACCAGTAATCTGTATGCTCAAATATGCATGACGCGGATGCACTATAGACGCGTACCTAAACCTCTTCCACGTACCTTAGAGGAGCAAGCACTTTACTGGAAAAGTCACTTCAATACCTACAAAGGAAAGGGTACGCCACAACATTTTGCGGAAATAGTGAGTAAGTATGGATGACGCACAACAAATAGATAGACTGATAGAGGTTATGCAGCAACTTAAAGAATTAGAGTTAATGTATGCAGAGTCAAGCGATTTTGTAATTATGAGTCTTATGATGGCGTTAATCCATACAGTACAGATACCAAATGTAACCATTTTAAGTAATAATAAACCGACTATGGCACAAGCATGAGTAGATACGAAGCATTTTGCAACACGACAACAGATTTACAAGCGATCTGCGATATAGATTCTTACGATCGCAAGAGAGTACTACCAAACAACGCTTGGGTAGCTTCTAGTACGTCAAACCTATATTTTCTTCATAACTCCGGATTTTGCAGCGTTTTGTACCGAAATGGTAAAGATCTTGGAGCTGCTCAAAGCAGTGAACCTAGTAGTAATCAAACATGGCGTTATGTTGCAGCTGATGATCGTTTAGAGTACTTTGAGACATCCAGCAGTGTTACTGCATTAGAAGCGTTAAACTTTGAGGAAAGTCAGGATTTCAGCACATTAAAAACGCAAGTGGTTAATGAAAGCGCTGATCTAATTAGATCTTACATAAATCGGCCTGTATACCGCAGAAAAAACGCAGACCTACAAGGTGCAAGCTCACGCGAATATGACTTCATTTTGGTGCGAATAAACGCGTTATTAGCCGCTTCTGATTTGGTCCGTAGATATGATGAAGAAAAAGCAGATGAGATATACTCTAAAGCTATTAGTGTTGATGGCGATGGATTATTAGATCGATTAAAACGCGGTGACTTTGCACTATGGCACGAAACTACAAATAGATCAGAGGATGGCATCGTTCAGATAGTTTCAATCGATAGCTCGACAACCGGTTATCCCAGAGATATAAAAATGCATGGTCCGCCAAACGTGGACTACGATGAGATCAGATTAGTGATTTCTACCGGCGGTAATTTTCAACCAAAATCAGCAAGTACTGTGAAATACGATGTGCTGGTAAAAGATGACACTGGTTTGGGCATGAGCAAAGTAGTTGACGCTGAGATCATTACTGGCAGTTATCAAACGTGTGCCTATGGATCACAAGTAATATGGCAGCCGGGATTATATGTTACAGGAGATGAATTTGCCGTTACGTTTCAATCGTCCGATGTAGCCGTTGGAAGTGTTAAATCTGGGCAAATGTATCGTTAATGGCTATCACGTTTACCAATCATTTAAATACTAATGTTCTATCTGCATTAGAATCTTTGCTGGTTGCAGAGTTTACACAACAAGTAAGTTATGATAGAGACTATGTACAACGCGGGACCAACTGGTTTAACCTAAAACCAATTAGCGACACTATTGAAGAAGAGCAAGCCAATGGCCATACAAGGCTTTACGAGGTGCTGGTCCAGTATTATAGAATTGTAGGTGGAGAATATAAAAGAGAAACCCACCTTGATACGCTTTCATCTATAATGGAGCGTGCTAAAAGACTAATTAGAAACAATACTTCACATAGCACATTTTTCTTTAATGGCAAGCTTGATAATATTAATTATGCACCAGATACTGGTGATTTGTCATCCGATGTGCTATTAGTAGAAGCAACATTCACAGCAAACGTATTTGAGGTTGTATGAAGATCAAGAAAAAAGACAAAGTAGAATCTGTGCCAAAATTTAATAGTCACAGTGGTTTTTCACGCGAAAACTGGAACAAACTTAACAATGGTAAGGTTGTGGATGTCGATATGATTCCAGAAGTAGCAAAAGATTATGTAGAAGAGGTTAAGAAAGGTAAATAATTATGGCTAATAATAACGCAGCACATCAACCCAATGAATTTGGGATAGCAATAATAGCTGAAACAACACTTGGTACTCCGGAAGATAATCCGACACAACTTTTCACAGATAGCGTAAGTCTGCCATCATTTGCGCCAGATCAAGATTTATCAGCGAAGTCAGGTAAATTTGTTGCAGACTTCGCAGAAATATATTCTAGCAATAAAAACACAGCTTCAGAGATTACAGCAACTGGTTTGTATAACGACACAGTTGGAACCTTATTTGAAGGTATTTTACATACTGCAAACTCTAGTGATGTTATTACAGTAAGCGATTCGTATACAGCTCCAAATTTATTTCATGGAATGACCACCGCAGCTGCAACTAGAACATATACAATAAAGTTGATTTCTCCTACATTAACAAATAATAGTGGTTCAACTAGTCCGGGTTGTGTTGAGTTATTTGGTTGTTCAGTAACAGCGCTTTCTGTTTTTGCAGATGCTGGAACTGATGGTGGTAGGTTAAAATATAGCGTAACATTTAAAACTGGATATTTACCAAACTTTTTACACTTACCCGGTACAGTTACTGCGCCGTTAACTGCTGGTATGGCCACGATTCACGACCTTTCATATCGCAAAATTGCTGGAGTAGAAGCACCGGTAATATCTAGTTTTAATTTAAATATAGAAAATCCAGCTGATTACGTTGGATACGATCCAAATAATAATAGACCGTATAGCATAAGCCGAAGTGTACCAGAAGGACCAGTATGTACATTAAGCTCTACAGTAAAACTGGATCTTTCTACCAAAGATTTACTTGGTAATTTTATGAATGCATCAGCACAAACTGGATTAGCAAATCACATGTCAGATCGTAGCGATTTTGATATGTCTCAAGTTAGTAACTTTGCATTCGACTGCGACAAGGCCATCATTACCGGAATGAGCTTAAATGAACAAGCTGCAATGATGTACGATGTAGAACAAAAGCTTTTATTCGGGACACTAAAAGTTAGTATTACATGAAGCTAAAAACCGATCACGGTGACTTTGAGATCCGTGAGCTTACCTTTGCAGATAGGCGCAAAATCCATCGCATGGAAGTTGCCGCTATTGATCTTAAAACTGGAGAAATGAACAATGATAAATTTTATGATATGCTTGATTATATCATGAATTTTTCATTTACAAATCCAGAGAAACTATTTGCTGAAATGGATGACAACGTGATAGACGAAATTCTTATCGCAGCATATAATAAATATAAGTCTGGAGTCTCTAAAAAAAAGACTTAATGCACCGCATAGGATTGTGGTGTAGTATTAAATCAGCAAAACCAAACGATTTTCAATTTCCGTACACAGCAATAAGTCCAACATTGGGCAAGCCAATAACGTACACTGAAGATGAGCTATGGAACGAGATAGATCGCATCATAGCCGAGGATCCTCAAGGTAAGTTTAGCGTTGGACAACAATGTTATTTTAACCTAATTCATTGTGCAAATCCCGCGTACTTTTTATCAAACGAGGTTATCATCGCATTAGAAGAATATATGACGATGAAGCGCTTTAATATTCCATTTGCAAACAATATAGATGAAGCTCCTTACCATCGCTTAGTCATCTTTTCTGGTATTGATGAAGAGTATAATAAGGCGACAAAATTAGATGTCTAAATTTATCATAGAAGTAAGGACCAAAGGTTTTGGCCAAGCAGAAACAGAGCTAAAACGAGTTGGGGAGCAAACTAGAACTTTTGCTAGAAGGGCAAATAAAAGTGCCGATGCTGGAGCAACATTTAGACGTGAAGTCAGTCAGTTAAGAAATAATATGTTGCTGTATACGTTTGCAATTGGTGGCGCGATTGCTGGTATGGGTAACTTTATTAAAGCTGCATCAGACGCAAGAGAACAAGCCAATCAATTTAAAGTAGTGTTTGGTGATTTTGCCGGTGAAGCAGACGCATTCGCTAGTGGTATACAAAATAGTTTTGGTATAGCAAAATCCGAAATGGTTGCGTTACTTGCTGGATTGCAAGACACATTTGTACCATTAGGTTTTAGTAGAAAGCAAGCATCAGAATTATCAATGAGTATAGCGCAGCTATCTCTAGATGTAGGTTCATTTAAAAATTTAGCTACTGGTGATGTTGCTAATCGATTTACAAGTGCGTTAATTGGTAATCATGAAGCAGTTCGCAGTTTGGGTATAAGTCTTACAGAAGCAAGAATTAAACAAGAAGCATTAAATATTGGTATTATAAAAGCAAATGAAGAAATGACCCAAGAAGCAAAAATACTAGGTCGTTTAAGTCTAATGTTTAAAGGTACTAGTGATGCTCAAGGAGACTTGGTAAATACACAAGAGGAGTTTGCAAATAGATTACGCGGTACAACTGGGCAATTAAAAACATTGCGGGAAGAAATTGGAAACGCATTAATTCCTCTTGGTCATTTTGCTTTAGATATTGTTGATTTTATGTCTAACAGTAGGCGCATGGTTCAAGTTTTAATTGGCGTTACAGCAGCCTTTACTGCTTACGCAGCTTCTGCAATAAAAGCTGCGATTGCCACTAATACGTTAAGCACAGCTATGCGTAGAAATTTAATTTTTGGAGCTATGACACTTGGAGTTATTGCGATAGATGTATTCTTAGAAAAAATTGGATTCTTTGGTGAAGAAGCTGAGAAAACCGTTCCGAAAGTCAAAGATCTTGGTGAGTTAGTTCAAGATTTATCAAATCAAAATTTAGATTTATCGGATGGCGTAAACGAAGCAACGGATAGTATAAAAAAACAAAAAGAAGCCGCAGAACAACTTGGACAAAGTATACAAAAATCCGAAAACGCTTTATTAATACGATTGGCGTTGATGCATGAAGAAACGGAGTTAGGCAAAGCAAGAGTTAGAACATTTGTAAATGAAAAAAGAGATTTAACTGATTTAGAAATTTCTCGTTTAAGAGAGATTGACAATATAAATGCGAAAATCGATGCACAAAAAAGACAAATAGAAGTCGAACAACAGTTAAATAACATTAGAAAAGAATCTGAAATAATTCAATTACAACTTGATGGAGCTACTGATCTTCAAGTGCAACAAATGCAAATATTGCAAAACACAGCAATAGATTTAGCTAATGCTATTCCAGAAATTGATTATAAACATGTTATATCTGATATAAAAAACTTTACAACCGCTGAAGAATTATCAAATTTAGAAATAACTCATTCCGATGCTTTAACAGAACAACTTGCACAAAGTATTCGTGATTTAGCAGCTGATCAATTAGCGTTGGCAATTATTATAGATCAAAAAAAACAAAAGCAAATAGCTGATAACCAAGCATCAAGGGACGCTGCTAATGCTGCTTCGCAACAGGCACGTAAAACTAGTATGCTTGCTGGTAGTATTATTGCAGTGGCTGGAGCATTAAAACAAGCTGGAGATGAATCTATGACGTTTGGGCAAAAAATGTCATTAGCAATGCAGACTATAGGTGGTATTTTAATGGCAATTCCGGGCGGACAAATTGGTGGAGCGCTTTTACAAGCTGGATCAATGTTTGTAGGTCATACTGGTGGATTAATAACTAATGGGGGAATACAACGCTTTGCAAATGGTGGTGTGGTCCAAGGTCAAGATAACGTACCCATTATGGCGCAAGCGGGCGAGTTTGTTGTACGTAGAGAAGCGGTACAAAACATTGGTGTACAGAACTTAGCGCAGATGAATCGTACTGGCGATTCGGGTGGTGTAACAGTAAACATCTCCGCACCATTAGTCGATGAAACAGTCATAGATCATATTATACCAGCAATTAACAAAGCAACGAATCGGAATCTTGCGTGAGTTTAACATTACCCGCGGTTTATAGCTCTTCATCAAAAGCAGCTAACATTGTTGAAAATTGGATTATTCAACTATATTATGGAGATGAAAGTAATTTTACTCCCATTGCATCAAACGATACTACTGTAGAAAATATTTTTTATCATGGTGTGGTTACTAATAGAAATTTAACAATAAGAAGTTCGATTGATTTAAATAACAGCACTGCTAAAACAGGAAATATTTCTATAACATTAGCAAACTTTCAATATAAAAGTAATGACTTTTCTGCTGAAATTTTTGGTGGTTCTAATAATTATTTAAATCGCACTGTAAAAATATATAGTCAATTAAATGGGGAAGACACGCTTTCAAATTGCTTACAAGTTTATAATGGTAGATTAGTTGATATATCTCATGACAACAATCAAATAAATTTAATGATTGTAGAAAGATCACCTTGGGATAATATAGAAATACCACAAACCAAAGCATCGGACACAAATAAATACTTTCCAATATCATATGGTAATTATACTGCTAATAGTACCTCTCAGGATTATAGAGCAAATATGACCGTATTTCCTATACCCATAAATGAAATACGTGGTGATGAAGTGTTTGCATTAACTGGTATACATAGTATTTCTAGCACTGCATATCCTCATTACTATGATCGCAACTTAGATAGGTTTTTACCAGTATACGTAGATGATTTCTCAAGTTTTGATACTGCTAATGAAAGTTATAAAAACGGTTTTGCAGTACGAGCTTATCACAAAATTCCTAAAAAATTTAAAATAAAGCCTGTTGAAGATGTGTCAACAGATAGTTGGACTAACGGTGATAATGCGTTTGACACACCACTAGCCAATGAAACAAGCACTAAGAATTCTATTATCATAACAAATAATACTCCAGGAAGTACAGTTACAAAGACTTTTAAAGCCAAGTGGCTAAGACCAGATCATAAAGTAAACGCGGTTACTATGACGATTTTATATGAATGGATTATTGTAAGACAAAATGCTTCAGATAGTGCTTTGCAAAATTGCACTTTCGTAAATAATACTTGGTCATTTAATGACACTTTTGACACCACAGATAATTCTAGTAAAAGTGATATAAGCGGATCGACAAATAGCGCCTCTGTTCAAACAGATGCCAGTGCAAGCATGTTATCGGTTTTTGATAGTTCAAATGGGTGGTCAGATTTAACAGAAATACAGGCACAATGTTTTATCTCTGCTGGTAATGCTGCCACAAGTGGACAATGTACATTTACTCCTAGTATAAATGATATAAGAGCATTTGTATCTACCGAAATAGATTTTACCGACAAAGATCAAGGCTATCAGGCATTAAAAGGTATTGAATATTTATATTGTGGTGGCGATGGTTTAGATAAAAGTTATAATGGTGGTAGCGGTACTGCAACATGTGGATTAGAAGCACACAGAGATTTGTTAGTTCGCTTCACTGGTTACGATGATACAGATAATAATATTTATAATTGGAATAGTAATTTAGATATTGAAGACGCTAGAATTGATAGTAGTGCATGGAACATACGAGCTTGGGTATTAGAACCCACTTCATTAAAGAATATTTTAGAAAGAATACAGTACGAATTTAGTTTTATATTTAAGTTTCGTGCCGATGGTTCTGGTTCATATTGGTACATAAAAAATTCATATAGTTCTAATGATGTTGCGGTAATACTAAAGTCAGATGATATAAATAATTTAAACATAGCTACCACACCATTTAGTGAGTTAATTACAAAAATGGATATAGGATTTGAAAAGCACCCAGCGCAAAGCAGTTATATGAGTAATGTAACAGCTGAAGATTCAACTAACTCAACACGTTCAAATTTAAATATTGGAGCCAAAGAAAATATCCAACAAGTTAATTTAGATTATAATGTTAATAAAGCGGGTAACTCCGATGTTGGTAGCGGAAATCCAAATGATGGTTTTGCAGATTACTACATGAATATTTATGGCGACATCAAAAAAATAATAAGTTGTAATATTATAAATCCAGCAAAAGCATTTATGTTGGAAACAGGAGATATAATACAATTTTCTAATACGTCAGGTGAAATGCCAATAGAACCATTTGGAGATAACTGGGGAGATTATTACATGATTACAGATTTAAAACGCTCATTAGGAAAAGTGAGTATAACAGCACGTGAGGTAGGCTAATGGCAAACAATTTACCTATAGCAAAAGTAAGGTTTTACTGCGATCAAATATCTTATAGAATTTCACGAGGTATAGCGGTAAACGGAAACTATGATGTACAGGCAACAAATACAGGAAGTAATCTAGTAGGTATTAAAAGCGGTTTTGGTACTGAGGAAGATTTATTTGATATGCGCCCACACAACTTAGTGACGTTTGATACTGCTGCTTCAACCGCATCAAAAAGTGATCATGTGGTTTTAAGTTTAGATATGACCGGTGAAACTTTATCTAAACGATCCTTTATTGCAATTTTAAACCATAATTTAGCTACAGCAAATGGTAAAATTAGAATATCAGCTAGTGATACTGAAAGTCACATTACTAATGATGATTTAACTGGAGCAACTGCAATAAACTGCACAGAAGTAGTAAACGCCGGTGGCGCAGATGGATCATCAAATATGTTTGCGCCGGCATCTGATGGTAGTACGTTAATAACGTCAGCAGAACACGATTTACGTTATGTTGGTATACAGTTTGAAGGTACATCTGGTCAAACTGGTGTTACTACTGGGGACGGATCTTTTGGGGGTACAAATCTTACTGTAGGCTGTGTACTTGTGGGAGAGTTTTTCGATGCATCTCCTGTAGATGTAAATTTAACTAGAACCATAGATTTTGATGGTGTAAATGTTCAAGAAAGCATAGGTGGGCAAAGATTTTCAACTATGTCAAATCACGGTCGTCAAGCATCTAGTACATCAAAATCTCCATTTGTTACTACTACTACACAACAACAAGTGTTTGGCGGCCGTATGATTTATGAAATGACCATGTCTCACGTTCCACATGATGAGCTGATGCCAACTCAGTATAATACGTATGATCCTACTGGAGATTCGTTTGTTAATGATGTGTGGAATATCACTAATGGTAATCACTTGCCATTTATATTTAGCATTGATAACACGCATACTGGAAGCAATGCGGAAAGTAGTCATATCTTTGCAAGGTTTGGTCAATCAGATTTAAAAATGCAGCAAGTGGCCAGTAATCGATTTAATTTAAACTTACGTATAGAAGAAGAGTTTTAATCTGTGGAAAACTGTGGAAAATACCATGCATTTTTGTGCTTTTTTGTGCATATTTAGCAAAATTAGCGTATAACAAAAAACCCACTAAAATCAGTGGGTTTCTCGTCAGTAAATAACCAGTAGCGGAGGAGAGATTTGAACTCCCGACACATGGATTATGATTCCAAGTGTCTACCGAGGGTGGCACTCCATTGCTGTGGAAAAATGTGGAAAATTACTGTGTTTGTCTTCTGTTTCGTGGTTAATCATTAGCCGAATACAAGCTCTCCAAATAGCGCAAATTGCACAATCTCATCTGCGTCACCAGCATCAATATTACCCAAATCTAATGCTGTATCTCTGCGCGCACCGTCATAGTATACTTGTACTGAATTTCTATAAATCCAATGCTGTAAACCGCGTTGTAGATTCCTTTGATACAAAAAACCATGATTAAGCTCAAAGTGGTTATCTAAATCTTCACCTTTCCAGCCTATTGTAAGTCTACCACCAATAGCAAGCCACTCATACTCATGTTCTACTTTTGTGCGGCCCTCTGGTAATTTAGAAGTGTCTCCGCCCTCACCAAAGATAGATGTAACCCAGTAGTTCACACCGCCCTCAAAAGCGGTGCAAAGCAGATCCATCATATCCTGTACAGATAATTCGACTTCTATATTTACTTTCATTACGCTACTCCCATTTTGCGTGTAAACGCACTATCTACGCTATCATTTATCTTATCCATGGTAGTATGCGATACTGGAGCATAATGCTTGGACACTACTGATTTTGTAGAATCGCCAATAGCATATCCAGCAAGCTGTATATCGCCGTTTTCTTCTTCAGCCAACTGTGCCTTCAGCCTACGTAAATCATGGCACGTAAATTTGATATTTGTGATCTCGTTTATTTCAGCAAATATTGAACGTAGTTTTTTGTAACCAAACGGCAACGGTTTCTCTTTGCCTTCATCTTTCCATTTTTTGAATATGTCCATTACAATTGGATGTTGCTTGGCAAGCTTTCTAGAATACTTACGTTTTGGTAATAGGCTAATTGTCCTTTCCGCAAAATCAATATGATGCCATTGCAACTCTTTTTTGCGGTTAAGATAGTTGTATCCAATAAGCTCTGAAGCTCGCGCACCAGTGTAGGTGTACACGGTCAGTAAGTCTTTCTGGAACTCGTTTAAATCTGTATGATTAAATAAGCGCAATATTTCTTCATCGGTCCAGACTTTATAATTGGTTTCTTCAACCTCTGAAGAATTATACTTATCTGCTTTGGTAATTACTTCAAAGTTGACCATTCCTCTTCCTTGTGGTCCACCATTAGTTTGCGCCCAAGTAAAGATAGAGCGTAAATCACGTAAATAACTATTTACGCCATTCCTAGTACATTTCTGGCTTCTAATAGATTTGTATATCTCCCAACCAATAAGACCATTTTCTTTCATGCTGCGAATGTTTTCAACTGCTATATCACTGCCATATACATCGTAAGCAGATCTCATAACAGCTAAGTATTTATCTACGGTAAGTTGGTTTATTTTTTTACTAAGGACGTTGGTTTTATATGCATTAAACACGTCTTTTATCGTGACCGTTTCATCGGTCATGTGATACATAGACTTCCAGATTGGGTTATTGGTTTTGTGATAATGCGCTATGTTTTCCCAGCGACGAAGCTCTTCATTAGCGTCATGTTCATTGCTAAATGTAGCCTTCTGCCACTTGACCTTTACCGGGTCATAGTAGGATAGTACATATGGTTTTTTTGCGTTTTTTTCGGCTCTTTTATTAATTGATGCCATGGTATTGTCTCCTGTTTTGTTTTGTGGTGAAAAAACTAATCAATTACGAATTTTATCTTAGATTCAATTTTCATATCTTTCCAGAAAACTTTATTGTACGTTACTGCTGGTACAATATTATTATCCTTATCTTTGTATATTAATGGCATGATAAAGAAATGATCTCCAAGCAGTGTTTTGAGTGCGCTAATGATCATTGGAAATTTATCCATTTCTTCTTTCATTGCTCTGATGGTCTTTAATTCAAGTATTTCAAAAATCTTTCTTTCATCGTCAAACCATTTATCAACGCCAACTTCCAGTACTTCAAATAGATAGTCTGTTGGATAGTTTAATTTTTTTGACAAAGCATCTAATTTATAAACGCTTTTTACTTTAGTACCAAATTTCAAACCATTTCTTAGAATTACTGTATCTGTTGAAAAATCAAATGCTATGGCCTTCCATTGTTTTGTAGATGGATTTTGATTTAACAGTAAATCATAAGAAGTCTTTTTTTCTTCAATTTGTTTTTCTAATTGCTCATTAGTCTTTTCTAATACAGCAATGTACTTTTGTTCAATCGTTTGTTGGTTTGTCATGTTTGTCTCCTCGTTTTTGATGTGGTGAATTTGAATTCCTTCTGGTGTTTTTATTATTTTTAAGTTAAATGCATTTGCTACGGCATATAGTGATTTATCATGTATTTGAGTAGCGCTTCCATTTAACCACCTATATATCTGTTGTCTGCCAATATTGGTTTGTAGACTTATTTCAGTGATGTTAGTGCCGGGTGACAAAAGTTGCTTTTGAATCATTGCAACAACTGCACTGTGTTTAGACGTGTATAGTTTCATGTTTATCTTTCCTTAATGAGCATAATATTACAACAAATATGCACAAATAACAAAAAAATACTTGTAAAAGCTTCACATAATAAAATATATTAGCTACACATGAACAGTAAAAAAGCTACACATAACCAGTGGACAATTCCGAAATTGATGGAGAAATATCAGTACAGTTTACGTGATTTATCGCCAATGTCCGGATTGTCTCCCAGTATGTTATGTAGGTTGTTTAATGGAAATAGAAAGTTTTTAAGCAGACATAAATCTGTCATTGCAAAAATATTTAATGTTGACGAGAAAAGTATTATATGGCCACAAAAAAACCAGAACATAAAGTAGGTTGGATGACAATCAGACAAGCTGCTGAATACTTGGGCGTATCCGAGCGTGGTTTAAAATATGCAGTGGGACTAAAAAAGCAAAACATTGCAAATAAAGAATTACAGTTAAAAAGCTACGGTAATCGTACACTTATTAATGTAAAAAGTTTAGATGAAATTGAAGAAATTTATATCAATGCTCCGCAGCACTAAACGGCGTCATTATATATATATGTTTATCTTTCCTTCGATAACTATAGGCGTCGTTTAGTGCAATATATTATTCACATACCAGATGAGCATGAGCGATACAAGTTTGCTGCTAAAATTAAAAAGATACTTACTCAAGCAAAAATGAATCCAGAAGAATACATACCCGGTAACAATACTATATATAAAACAGATATCGGAATTAAAGCAAATGTATCTCAGAAAGTTTTGGCTCAAGTGTTGAGGCAAATAGAAGCGCGTGGCTATACAGTTATAAATGCAAAAGGCTCAGAAAATCCGAGCCTTCAGCACTCTGGATCGTCACCACAACAATCACAGAAGACAATAGGAGAAATTACACATGGGATTATTTGATGACAATTACGACTTACCAGAATCTGGTGGTTCTAATCTGTTTGCAAAGCTGGAAAACGGCGAAAACCGTTTCCGGGTTTTAGAGAAACCAACATATGGCTTTGTACACTGGGAAAATCAACAGCCTACTAGATATAAAGCTAAATCTGATGTACCGTCCAGCGCAAAGGACGTAAAACACTTTTGGTTTTTTCCAGTATGGATGTACGATAAAAAAGCAAAGACTGGTAGCGTCAAGTTTCTTGACATATCACAAAAAACCATTATTAGAGAACTTTATGCATTCGATCAAAATGAAGATTGGGGCGATCTAAATCATTACGACATAATTATATATAAAGATGGCGAAGGCATGGAAACATCGTACAGAGCTATGCCAGTGCCAAAATCTGATATGCCAAAAGACGCTGCGAAGGCTTGGAAAGCAATGAAAGACAATTATATGCCAGAGGAATTGTTTAATGACGATGGATCTGTTTATAAAGAAGATAACAGTGTTGAAGATTCGGACAAAGAAGACGACGACGATGGATTGCCGTTTTGATTAACGTCCAAAAAAAAGGGTATCGTGGAGAAGTCGAGGTTCTTAGCTTGTTTGAGAGCCTCGACATCGAAGCAGTACGCGCATGGGGTAGTGATGGTCGTAGTATTATGCAAAAAAGCGACGTTGATATATTAGCAAAAGTAGATGACATGGATTTAAAGGTACAAGTTAAACGTCGCAAAAAACTACCAGCTTATTTGAAGTTTAAGAATTGTGATCTTGTAGCGACAAGGCAAGATAGAGGTCGCTGGATCTATATACTACGTGAATCCACATTTAAAAAATTATTAGAGAAATGTGTTTCGTAATTAACAAAGAATATGCTGAAGAATTTAAAATGAAAAGCATGACAAATGATTTCATTAATGTTGGCGAACAGAAGAATTCTTCAGCAGATATTGCCGATCATGTCGCAGTGCATGAAAGCGGGGTCAAAAGTGTTGTAAAAACTGGTCAAGGGTCGGCGTTGGTGGTAACAGCCAAGGCCCCGCAAGCATTAGGAGATAATGAAATGAATGCAAGAGCAAATTTAGTTGAAATCGTTGGTAGCAGCGTAGATAAAGTTTTAAAAGAGCATAAGGTAAAAAACAAAGATAAACGTATTGAGATCGCTATGGACGTTTGTGACGAAATATTAAGATTTTTAGACAATCCAAAAAACTTTAAAAAGAACGATGAACAGTAAAGAATTTAATCAGCTTAGAAAAGAAATTTTTGAAAGAGCAATGTTACTGAGTGACGCCAAGAGCGTTGAGTATACTATATCTAATGAGGACCGTTTATTTAATTTTAAATTGGTAGCACAAAGACTTGGAATAAAAGCAATGCAAGCTTTGCTTGTATATGTTTTAAAGCATATGGACGCACTTTGTAATGACGCAAAAACTGGTAAGCAGTTTAGCGATGAAACTTTTATAGAACGATGTATAGACATAATCTGCTATATGGTGCTAGCAATAGCACTTTATACTGATTTACAACGAAAACCACAACCAAATGAAGATAACACTAAACCAGTTGGAACTGAGCATGGCTCTACTGAGCGGAGCGGAGAGACTGCTACAGAACCAAAAAAATGGAAAGAGTATACGCAAACAAAAACTTGATCCAGACATAAATGGAATGGCTGGCGAAATTGCCGTAGCCAAAGCGTTCAATCGATTTCCAGATTTATCAGTAGGACCACATAGGCGTGGCTACGATCTTATCATTACTGGCCGTAAGGTTGATGTAAAGACCACTACATATAACCCCGGTTATCTACAGGCAAAACTCAATAAAAGATTTGAAGATGCCGACATTTACTTATTAGTTACAGCTGATTTACCGCATTACACCATACAGGGCGGTGCTACAGCACAAGACTTACTGCGCTCGACCAATATAAAAGATACAGGGTATGGACAATTTTATACTCTGGAACAAAATCAATTACAGAGTGTGCAGCAGCTATGGAGAAATCGCTATGCACAGCCTCAATAAAGGTAAGATGGGTGAATTAGCTGTGCAAAAAAATTTAATACAACAAGGATATGGTATTTATGTACCAGTTGTGGATTCAAAACAAGTAGATCTTATTGTTGAATTAAATAACGGATCGATGAAGCGAGTTCAAATCAAAACTGTTACAGAATTAAAACGCGGTACGGCTGTGGAGGTTAGCCTTACAAAATATAAAAATACGAATAGAATTGACGTCGTCGCTGTGTATTACATGCCAGATGACATTATTGCATATGTGCCTTATGAAAATACACATGCGCTATCGCTTGCATTAAAAACCAGTAAAAACAATCAAACAAAACATCGCAAGTGGTTTTACAGTTATGAACATTTTCCGGAGTTTAGTTGATAAAACGTCATTATGCTGGCAGTATATCCTATGATAATGATGAAGGGGAGTGGGAAGATGCGATGTTTATGGCGTTTTCTATTGAGGACTTGTGTAAGGACATGAAAGCGTTTATGAGTCGAAGACAAAATTCAGAAGTACACTTTGCTTCTTATGTAGATAAGTGGGGCAAAGAACATGACATAACAAACGATGTAAAGGAGAGAATCGATGTTGCACTTAAAAAATGAAGAAACAAGAGGACGTAAACTTATTGTAGATGATGTATTAAAGGCATGTGGCAAATGCGGTCAGGTTTGGGAAAAAGTTAATAAACGTGTATATGCGGTAGATCATATTATTTATCCTCATGGAGTAATACCTAGATATGGTAAAGAAATTAAAACATGTCCAAGGTGTAAGTGATGTTTTTAATTGATGTAGCAGAGTGGTGCGTAGAAGCACTTGTGTTAGGTTTGTCTTTTTTCTTTTTTGCGATTGGAACATTCATTTTATTAATGGTCATAAGTGTCTGTAAAAATGCAATAACAAGAAATGATTATATAGCAGAGTTTAAGGAGTGGGTAAATGGGAAAAATATTAAAGCATAGTAAGTTTAAAAAGCATGGTCAACATTACTTATTAGATGATGAAACCAAAGCACCAAGTGTTACTACGGTTATCGGAAATAATTTAGGTTGGAATAAAAATGCATTGATGAACTGGGCAAAGACACAAAGCGCTATGGGTAATGACGTAGATGCAATGCTAAGTGATGCAGCAGATACGGGTATATTACTTCACTTGCTTATTGAAGCTCATCAGCGTGGATTTGATGTTGATACCAGAGACTTTACAGCGAATCAAGAAGCAGCTGCATTAAAATGTTTTACCGGGTATTTAAACTGGGCCAATAAAGTAAAATTTAAACCACTTGCAAGTGAAGTGATTATTGTAGATAATGATCAGCGTGTAGCGGGTACGGTAGATTGTATTGGTAAAGTGGGTGACGACTTAATTTTAATTGATTGGAAAACGAGTCGATATTTGTACCCAGAGCATAAAATTCAAGTGTCGCAATACGTACATATGATGGAAAAGCCTGATAAAGTTAGCTATATAACCGTAAAAGATGGTAAGGCAAAGCGACTTACGCCAGAAAATAATAAACGCAAATTTGCCTATGCTATGATATTAAGATTTGATAAGACCGAGGTAAAGTACCACCAACATAAGGTAAAACGTGAAAAGATAGAAGCGGGTATCATTGCATTTCAAAACCTTTTAAACCTACATAATATTAAGAAGTCAGTTTGAAACCGCACTTTAGTCGCGTAAATGCGCGCGGCACTAGAGCGGTTTGCCCACAGCCAGATTGTGGAACAGACTTTAGTGTCAGTATACAAGAAGAGTTTAGCTACTGCCATCGATGTAAAAAGTCTTGGTCTCATGAAGAAAATAATCGTGTAGAAATAGAATCTTATGAACCGGTAAACACACGCACGCCAGTGTTCATTCGGGGTAATAAGGTGCGTGAAGAATCTAAATACGATGAAGCACGAAATAATTATGTAAAACATTTTGAATTAGTAACTAAACATTTACAGTTACCATGGCCAGAAGCTGCAAAAGAATATGAAGTTGGAGCCATGAATAAGGGCGACGACGATATACAATTAGTTTTTAAAATTGAGGATGACCATTATAAATATCACAAAGGCAAGCAATTTGGTAATGCAGAATGTAAGATTTTCCCACGTAGTGTGCTTACACAACTACAACCCCATAGCACGCTACTGGTCGTAGAAGGCGAAAAAGACGCGATTACGGCCAATTCCAACGGTGCGCCAGCTATAACCTTCACATCGGGTGCTGGCGCACTACCCTCCAATATTGATTCGATCAAAGAGTTTACAAAGCTGGTACTTTGTTACGATAACGATCAGAAGGGTATAGAAGGTGCGGAAAAAGTTGCGATGCAGTTATATAAACAAAATAAAAACCGTAAGCTGAAAATATTAAAATGGTCAAACAAGCCAGACAAATATGATCTTACGGACTATTTTAGTGATGGATATACGGCCAATGACTTGTATAGCTTGATTGATAAAATGCCGGTGTATGGAACAAGTGCGTCGGACTTTGGCGGTTTAAATGCGTATGATCCAGAAACATTTATTAATAGGTTTCAAGATGAAGTCGTACAAATATGTGAAGAAATACTTTTAGAGAATGGCACTTCTAGCATCTCTGGCCAATCAAACGTAGGCAAGTCTATACTGGCTTTGCAGTTCGCTATGTCTGTGGCCATGGGAGTGCCATTCCTTACTTTTGATGTACCACGGCCACGTAAGGTGCTACTGGTCCAGTTTGAGATGATGGACGCCCATATGCGGACCAGAGTTAATAAATGTATGGCCGGGATGTTATCAAAGTATCCTAATAAACAATCGTTATTGCGTGACAATTTGAAAATCACATCTATGGAAAATATTAAAATATTTACGGACCAATACAAAGCGATCGAAGGTAACCTCATGTCAGGCGATTTTGATGTCTGTGTTGTAGACAATTTGTACAGTAGTTCTGGTACACAGCTACATAAGAATGATGCATTAACGCAGCTGATGAGCCGTATTGATGAGCTAAGAAAAGAATATCAGTGCGCGTTTATGATGATTAGCCATCATAAGAAGCTGGAAGAGAAACGGCCGTTGGAGCATAGTATGGTGTATGGTGGATCGTACTTTGTTAACTTTCTGGACAATCTGGTCCAAGTGGCCAACACCGGGCGTCACAACCAGTTAAAAGTGTTTAAGATAACTAAGATCCGGACCGAGAACGAGTTCCATGAAGTTCCACTTGGGATCTGGCTGCATGCAGATGATGATGAATTGTATTTTCAGTATCGTAAGCCGTTGCCAAAAAACGAAGCGTATTGGTATACCGATCCGGAAGAGAATGCGGAAGAGCGAGTATTGAAAGCGTTGGATACTGAGGGTGACAATTTTTCATACATGCAGTTTGCAGATGCGCTGGAAAAGACGTTAAAAATTACCAGCATGAAGAGTGTATATAAATGGTTAGATAAGCTAGAAAACATGGGGTATATCTTGAAGATTGAGCGCGGACATTACGTTAAATGTGCTAATGAACTGGATAACTTAATAAATTAGCGCATGGGTAAAAAAAGTAAAAAAAGTAAAAAAAGTAAAAAACTTTTTTACTTGGCAACGCAGTTTCGCAGTAGTCGTCACGTCAATCTTTTTTACTTTTTTTACTTTTTTTACTTTCTGGGGGTGTACGGTGTTTTTTTACACTAGATGTCCATTAAGCCATCAATATGATAAACAGTGTCAATTTGCGTATGATGGCGAAAACGGCATTGAATGCCGATATATATTTGGCTGGTATCACGAGCTTAGTATTGCCAATTTGGATCGATGTTTTTTAAAAATGAAAACGCGTGACAAATTGGCGTGGCGTAACCGAATGATAAAAAAATTCGGCGAGCCTAAAATATAAAAACCTTCCAATCGAAAATATTAAAATCGACGTTTCTTGATCAAAACCAGCAAAATTTTGATCAAATTTGACTTTTCGAGTATCATTTTGATACGGTGATTTTGAGAGTTTTGAACCAGTAAAAAACACGCTAAAAAAGGGCCAAAAATCGCCGGATCTGGGACCACTTCCAGCGATCAAAAAAACCCGCGAAAATGGCCGGATTTGGCCGGCTGTGATCCGCTGTAAACGCCGGACCACGGAAAACCGGGTAGATGATCCAAGTTTTAAAGCGATTCCAGGCGCTACAATGGCCTCAAATAAGCGCGTTTTGTCGTCGGGCGGGGTTAGGTATGGCCGGCGGGAATTCGTTTTGATTTTGGCCATTTACGGAACAAAAAAAAACCCGCATTTTTGCGGGTCTTTTTTCGGATCTGGTTTTCTAGTCTTGGTCCGGTGGATACATTCGATTGGCTATGATATAGCCAGCAATCCAATACACGGCGCAAAATAGCCAGTAATATAGTTCGTTTAATGTCATATCAATGTACCGGAATGACTATAGACACGCCGCCGAACTTTTCACGGTTGCCGCATGCGTGCGGATTTTCTTTAATAAGCGTACACTCGCCGCAATATTTCGGACAAATGAAAACTTTTTTAGCGTCCACCTTGCCGCGGATCTCGCGCCGGTCCGCTTTGGTTAGCTTCTGCTTGCTCCATCGCTTCACGGTGTCGCGGTCTACATCCACGGCGACGAAATCGCCGCGATATACGGCCATATTCCGCACATATGCGCCGGTCTTGGTGTGTTCATGGATCCCGCCGCTACTCATGTTTAAAGCGTAATTTTGCGGCCACTGGTAGCCGGTTTGATCTAGCTCTTTAAACAGGTGCAAGCTCTTGCTGTATCCGTATGCATTCAAGCGCGGAAACTTCTTTAGTGTATCCATCCAGAAACGCAGTACTTCCAAGGTTGGGAAATCGCCGTCTACATATAAACGAAGCGTAATGGGTCCCGGTGTGCTGGCTAGGATCCGCTCTAATTCGGCGTGTATGATCTGGCGGAACACCGGCCCGCTTTCCAAGACCGTATTTTGTAGTTGGCGCATAAATGCGGACGGATACCGCCACGCTTTGAAGCTATAGCACCAGCCTTTAACCAGACCAGCAACAATCTTAAAACATGCACCAGCGCCGGGACAATTGAACCCCGGCAACGTGGACCAGCTAACAAATGGTAATTTAGAGTTACCAACTGTGAACATGGTAAACGGCGGCGCGCCGGCTGTGCTGGCTGGCTTAAGTAGCCATTGCCAGAGCTTTAACGCGTTTTGGATCCATGCGGATTTGTTTAGCCTATGCGCTTCGGCTGTGATCGCTTCGAGTGTCTTAATAACTCCGGCCCCTTTAAGGCCGTTTTTGGTGATCAGCCGCGCTAAAAATGCGCGGCTTATTGTCTTCTGTGATTTCATAATTTAACCTCGAATTGATTGTTTTATTTCGCTTATTGCTTCAAGTTCCAGTTCAAGATCCTCGCCGCTATACTCTTCTTTTATTTCGTCAAGATCTCGCTCGATTACTTCTATGTGCTGCGGCGCGGTTATGTTTTGACACTTGTAAGACTCTTCATAATCTGGGTCTTGATCGGTCCAAGTCTCAATTAACACCGTATTTGCTGGCAAGCTTCCGCCGTTTATGGACTCGCCGCGAATGATCGCAAAAAACCAAGACGGCGGCATAATCTGTAAATGTTCCGGATCCGCTCCGAAGCATTCCACATCTACCAGCTGCATGATCGCAGCGGCTCCGGTTACTAGATCCGCTTCGCTAATTAGCGCACCGGATTTTTTGCGGGTTTTCGCAGCTTCCTCAACTACTTTTATTGCAGCTTTCCGGAATTCGTTCCGATCGCCAAAATCTAGGTTTTTTTCATTTTTTTCAATTTTAGATTTTGGTTGCTCCTCGGTGGCCGGTTTTGCGGACCCGGTCAACTGGTCATGCTTGGAGCCTTTAACGTATCCGTTAGCATTCAAAAAGTCTATTTCTTTTTGTACTTCTTTTTGACTGTTTACGGTTTTTAAGATCTGCCATTTTACAGGCTTGTCTTCCGCTTGTGTCTTCCAGTGATCTAGCTCCGCAATAAGTTCGGACCGGTCAAAAGATCCGAACTCAACCGCATACTCTTCAAAGCTTTTAATGGCTAGGACGTAATATGGCGGGTTGTTTAGTTCATCTATGAGATCAGAAACGCGCACATTTGAAACGGTTCTAACTACTTTCGTTTTTATTGCGTTTTCATATGCTGCGTTGTCTTCAACGTGCATTTGTTCCGCTACTACGTCTACTCGATCGTAAGCGCCGAACTCCCATTCCCAGCCGTTACCATAATCAACAAACAAAACGTGATACGGCTGCGGCTCTCTGTTCTGGTTATAGAATTCAACCAGACCCGCGGCCAGCTTCGGCCAATAGTCGCCGCTGGTCTTGGCTAGTTGTCCGCCTAGGTTATCTTGGAAGCGGCGGAAGTTTTCATTCACCCAGCTTTTACTTGGTCCGTGTGGATCTTTATCCAAGCATAAGCGGCCGAACTCCTCGCCGTTCATCTGTGAACACGCTTCATTTAAGATCTTGAGCGCTTCTTCCATTTGTTTTGGTGTTATTTTGCTGTGTAAATCAGTGTTTTTATTCAACTTATCTTTCCTTTTGCGGCTGTGGCCGCGGTTGTTATGTATATAATATGAGCAGTGTAGCTTATTTGTAACTTATTGTCAACAGCTAAATAATACTTTTACTGGCAGCGATCGAGTCCAAAATAAGTGGGACGGCCAGCGGCCCGGATCCGGTCCAAATTTCCACAGTTTTACACAGCTTCCAAACGTACCGACTGCGGACCCGTGGACAAAGTATCCACCGTCTAATATTGATACACATTTTTTTCGGGTATACCAAGGCCAGCTAGGTCCGCGGTTCCTATTGTGTCTCTAAATTTTTTTTACCCTTTTTTGTCAACACTTTGCATGTGTAGCTTCTGTAGCTTTATGAATAAAGAATGGCATAACCTATCGGATGCGGATGCCACTTTATTAGAAGATGCTATAATTCAAAGTGAAGAATTCGCCGAGCGGCTTGCAGTGTTTCGCAGCGGTCTAATCTCGCCAGAACAACGCTGGTTACAACTCAGCGCCCACAAGATCTATGATAATCTCAGCGCAAGAGAGCTGGAGGTCTTTAAAATGCGTACACTCAAGCACACGTTTCCGGTCATTGCAGAAGCTTTAGGTGTTAGTGTGTCCAGTGCAAAAACGTACTGGCGCCGATGCTTGGCCAAGTGTACAACCGCGTTTATGTCAACTAATGATAGTATAAGTGATGGGTAAAAAAATTGACATAGATGGTAAAAAAGTTCGCATGCTCGCAAGCTTTGGCTGTACGTATATGGACATTGGTAAATATTACCAGTGCAACGAAAGCGTAATTCGTAAGCGTTTCAAGGCTGAATTTGAAGCTGGGCAAGAAGAATTAAAACTTTCCTTACGTAAAAATCTTATAAAAATGAGCCTAGAAGATCAAAATACAGCTGCGTCTATTTTTCTAGCAAAAAATTACCTCGGCATGTCCGACAAAACTGCGATCGACCTAACTGGTAACATAGAAAGCGTACTCAAAGAGTGCGGATTCGAGGACAACCCCATTGATCAAGCAAATACTGAACCGCGAGAAGCTCTGGAAGCTCTTGGGTTATCAGCCGACGCCACACCAACAGGACATTCATAATAGCAAAGCACGATTCCGCGTGTGCAACATGGGCCGTCGCAGCGGTAAAAGTTGGATGGCAGCTCATGAAATCATCCCATGGTTACTTACACCAAACACACGCGGCTGGATTGTAGCGCCTAATTACAACTTAGGACAAAAGGTAGCTCGTGAGGTCAAGCGCATCGTGATCCGCGAGTTAAAACTACCCATAGAATCCAAAAAAGAAATTAGCGGTGATCTATACTTCATGCGCCTATCCGGATTAAACTCAGAACTAGCGGTTCGGTCCGCGGACTCCCCGGAAAGTCTCATTGGGGAAGGCGTTGATTATCTAGTAATAGACGAGATGGCTCTTATATCGCAGCAAGTATATGAGATGTTCTTGCGACCTACTCTGGCTGATAGGCAAGGCTGGGCGTTATTCTGCTCCACTCCGCGCGGATTCAACTATTTTGAGCAGCTCTTCCGCTATGGAGCCGACCCAAAACACCCGGAATGGGAGAGCTGGCAAGTACCTAGCTGGGAATCTCCATTCTTCAAAGATGACATAGAACAACTAAAAAGGACAATGACTCGTGAAACATTTTTACAAGAGGTCGGAGCCGAATTTACCAGCTATGCTGGAAAAGTTTACGACTTTGATCGCTTTACCCAAGTTAAACCAGCACTCAAGTATGACCCAAACCTACCGACATACGTCAGTATCGATTTCGGCTTCAGGGCAAGCTGCGCTGTTGTGCTACAAATACAAAACAACCCAGATGGCCTATCCACGATTTACCAGATAGATGAAATATTTTTAGAAAATTGTACAACGGAAGAGCTTGCCAAGCTAGTCAAAGGTTTACCGTATCACATCATCGCCTATTTTGGCGACCCAGCTGGTGCGGGTTCTAATTTGCAGACTGGTCTATCGGATTTTCAGCAATTTTCTAGAAAATATGGAATAAAGATACGCTGCCGAAAAGACCGCCATAATCGCGATGTGATCAATGGCATCACTCATGTGCGCCGTTGGTTTGAAGATGCAAATGGAGAGAAACATTTCTTTGTAGCCAAGCGCTGCAAGAAATCCATACAGAGCTATGAGAACTATCGCTACCCGGAGCATAAAAAGGATCAGCAGCTTAAAGAAATGCCATTAAAAGATGGTGTAAACGACCATATTTGCGATGCGCTCAGATTCGGTATTGTAAACTTATTTCCTATTAGAAGTAGAACCGCTGGATTAATAGATTGGTAATTTTAGAAAGTTTAAGTGAAGACGCGATCCACGCGTCACTAAAAGACGAACTCTCATACATAGAGGATGAGCGCACACGAGAACGTGACTTCATGCTTGATTTTTATGAGGGGATCAATATTGATCATTACGTAGGCGACTATTTTAGCCGCGAAACACTAAAACAAGTTCCTATTATGCAAGGTAACATTACAAAGCGTGTCGCTTCATTAGTTGCCATGACGTATATGCGTTCACCAAGATTACGTGTGAACGATAGATATAAAGAATTAGTAGATATGTCTAATCTACAAGCTCAACGACGGCTGGTTGAGCGCCTAACATTTTTACTCGGAACAATGGCGTTTAGATCGTACTGGGATGAAAACGTAGGTAAGATAAAGTATCAAACACTAAGCCACTTTACACCGCTATTTTTAGCGGGCGATAACCGCGATGAACCAGTTGGAGTAATGTACCCGATTGAATACCAAGGTAATGCACGCGTGGAGACTCCAGTTCACGCGGTTTGGACCAAAGATACTCCAGATACACAAGGTATGCATTACCTAGTGGACCAACATGGAGATAAAATATCTGTTAATGATCAAGATCGCAATCCTTATGGTGTATTGCCGATTACCTTTTGCCATCGCTATCCACCCATACGTGACTTTTACTCTGGATCTGGAGCTATGGATGTCGTTACATGTGATTTAGCTACCTCTGTGGCCATGCATGAACTGCAACTCTGTACCAGATATGGCGCGATGGGGATCAAGTATCTTACGAATATCGACGATCCATCTCGCGTAGAAATCGGCGTTGATAAATTATTATACCTTCCGCAAGATTCGGATCTAAGAGTTACAAGTCCCGGTGGTTCTCTTGTGGAAATCATTGACAGCATCCGATTCTTTGTAGAGTCCACATTGAACAACAATCATATCCGTGCAAAATATGCCCGTTCCGATTCTGGGAATGCGCCGTCCGCGGCAAGTTTGTCTATTTTGGAAATGGAAAATATGAACAATCGCACTGCAATGACAGAAGATACATGGCGGCCTTGGGAGCATCGTAGGTACGAAGTAGACCGCAGAATTTTACAAGTAGAAGCCAATGCCGACCCCGGACCAGACTACTCTGTGGATTTCTTAGAGCCTAATTATGCTCTCACTCCAGAATCAGAGATTGCACTATGGTCATTTTATTTTGACCGGGGATTAGCTACTGAGGAATCTTGGTACCTATATAAAAATCCCGATGCTTCGCCAGAAGAGATAGCCAAGTTTCGTGAGCAACAAGAAGCGAAGCAAGAAGACCAGACCCCACAAAATCGTCTACTAAATAGACTACAGAGCTAATATGGCCGTCCTAGACGACGCTTCATCTAGCTATCTAAAATCATTGGAGGTTGCAGAAGATGAATTCATTCAAGATGTCAAACAAATGGAAGAGGATGGTTTATCTGGAGATGAAATACTGGCAGCTCTCGCTGCGCTTAATGTTGCGACCTACTTTGTTGAAGATCTGGGTATGGCTTCCGCTATCAACACCCAGATGGATTTCACGGAATCTCTTCTTGATGATTTGCCGTTTTTTGGGTCTGTCACGGAAAACCAACTCGTGGCTTTACAGAATGTACAACGATCCTCAATGGTCAAATACACGGAACACTTAGGAGAGTTGGTCCGGCAAGAAATCATTACTGGCACACAACTTGGCTTAGATGCTGATGGTATAAAAGATCGATTAGCTCGCTCCGTAAATGTGAGTCGCATCGACAATGTAATTGAAACAGCGATGACAAATTATCAGCAGCAAGTTGTTTACGCAATGGCCGGTGAATTGTCGGAAGATCAAGAATATTATTACGAAGGTCCGTTGGATAATAAAACACGGCCTGTATGTCGAGAAATACTAGCAACCCAGCCATTTACCCGCCAAGAATTAGAATCGCGTTTTCCGGGTGCATTTACCGATAGGGGTGGCTATAACTGTAGACACCTTATCATCCCAGTGTCGTCGAATGAAGAATATAAAAAGACTCGTGGTGCAGCGCAGAAAGAAATTGCTGATCTCAAAAAGTCAGGTAAATACAGGAAGCCAGAAACATTAAAGCAATATTATGAGCGTATTCAAAATTAAAGAAATGATGGAGTTTACTCCTTCCAACCTAAAAAAGTTTGGTAAGGACATAGCGCTTACGCATATATCACAATCAAAAGATGGCATTGATGCGGATGGAGAGCAATTTAAAGCATACGAACCATCATATGCAGCTCGTAAAGGCGCCCGAAAAGCGGCAAAAAACCAGTTTAGCACAACAACCAACCCACCAGATTTAACGCTTACTAACAGCATGTTTAAAGAGTTTAAACTAATTAAAACTAGCGTAGGTGACGAATTATCTATTGATTATGGCATCACAAACCCACAACAAGCAAAAAAAATGAATGCGTTACGTCTTGGTCGCTTTGGTAAACCAAGTAAGCGTGGAAAAGTAACGATTAGAAAAGATAAGTCAAGAGTAATAGCAAAAAATCAAAAGCTGGGTCCAGAGGTGGAGGATGCCATTGCGTTTAACTTTGCAAAAAATATTGAAAAGAATTTAAGAAGACTTACAAACCGACCAACGATCATACGAATGTAAAAAGGAGGACAGATGTCCGAAGAAGCAACCGTACAAACGGAAGCACCGCAGCCAGCGGAAGGTACTGAGCGACCACCAATAGAAAAAGCCGTTGCTCAAGAGGTGGCCCCTCAAAGCCAAGAACCAGCTGAAGAAACAAACTCCGAAGTTAATCAGTTGATAGCAGATGCTAAAAAATACAGAAAGAGGAGTCAAAACGTAGAAGCAGAGCTTGCACAGCTGCAAAAACAAATTGCTAGTGATCGTGAAAAGCAATTAGAAGAGCAACAGCAATGGCAGCAACTTGCAGAAGAGCGTCAAGCTCGCATACAAGAGCTGGAACCTATTGTTGAGCAAGCCAGATCTGAGGAATCGCAAATGCGTGAACAGATTCTTTCTACGTTAAGCGAAGAGGACCGTGAAACTTTTGGTGATTTACCGATGCCAAAGTTGCGCGCTCTTGCATCAAAATTAAATAATAATGAACAACGATTAGCGGTTGCATCTAATCCAGCTGTTCCAGCAAAAGAAAAGTTAAAAGACTGGACCAAAATGGATAAAAGTGAACGTGCTAAGAATTGGACGTCCATCGTAAACATGTACGCTAATCGCAAAAAATAAAGGAGCCTAAAATGGCTTATACCGCTTTTGCTGGTGACGCTACACAAGGTACTGGATCACACTTAGACAAGATGATACCAGAGCTATGGTCGGAGGCCATCATGCGTTATTTCGATAAACAGCTAGTTATGCGACCATTTTTTGATGACTACTCAAGTCTTGTGCAAGGAAAAGGAGATGTTATTCATCTTCCATCTATACAGGAAGTAGCTGTTGGAGATAAGACCGCTAACGAAGGTGTTACTTACAGCGTAAACACTGAAACAGAAATTCAAATCTCAATTAATAAACACAAATTCAGCGCTAAACTTTTCGAGGATATAGCTCTCATTCAATCCAATGAGCAGCTTTTTGACAAGTATGCTGCTTCTATGGCTTATGGTCTTGCTAAGGCTGTAGATAGTGATATTATTACTGAGCTGAATTCTCTTGGAACAACACAAGCATTAGCAGCAGATAACACGTTATCAAATGCTGATGTGGAAACCGCCCTTGGCACACTGATGAATAACGATATACCAAAGGAAGAATGTGCTTTCTTTGTAAATCCATTGGTGTACGCTGACTTACTAAACTCACGCTCATTTAATGTGGGTGGCGGTAATGTCGGTGGTGCTGGTGCAACTGGTATTGGATTTGGTGGTGACATCTCTGGAAACTTTCCATCTCTTTTTGGAATTCCAGTATTTCAAACATCATTGATTGCTAGTGCTTTAGGCGCTGGTACTCATGCTGGATACTTAGCTCATCGCTCGTCGGTGGCTGTAGCTGTGCAGCAAGACATTAGAATGCAGAGTGAATATTCTGTTGATTACTTAGGCACTAAGGTAGTTGCCGACGTGATTTACGGAGTAAAAGTAACTACTGCAAACCAAGTCAAAGGAATTGAGCTACTCAATCCGTAAGCTAGGAACAATGTGCAATGGGCGGTGTTTGTCATCGCCCATTGTATAATATAGAGGATATTATGATAGTATTACGAAAAGAAAACCATTACTGCCATGCTCACTCAAGAGAAAAGGCGCAAGAGCTTGTTAATGACGGATATGAAGTCATCAAAAACAAATTAGGCGGTCCAAAAATTGTAAAAGAGCAGCCAAAGAAAAAGGCGACAAAAAAGAAAAAATAGTTTTTACGTCAGGCTCGTTCACGGTTTACCATTAACCTTAGAGATTAGGAGAATCAATGGCAACATCAAACCTACATAGGTATACTGGTCAAGAAGCTCTAAACAGGCTTGGCGGCGGTGGATACGATTACGTCACCGACGCAACAGTAAACTCACACGTCTACGTTGCAATACAAGCATTATCAGTTGATTGTGTTATATCTGCAACATCATCCGACACAGATATTTGGGACACCTTATCAAGTGTTACCATCAAAGCCGGTCAAACTATTTACGGAGAATGGACTTCCGTTACGGTTGCGAGCGGCGATTTTGCAATAGTTTACAGGAGGTCAAGCTAATGGCTGATTTACATAAAAGATCCGTACAAGAAGCATTAAACGTCACCGTTGGTGGTGGATGGAGCGTGCAGACCGCTTTGACAGCGGGATCAGAAGCAGATGTAACTAATACAATTCATAAACAGTTGGCAACGATGACCAGTACTATTGGCGTGCATTCAGCAGTAGAGATTTATTTTAGTTTTGCAACAAGCGAAGTAGATATCGATAAGAGCAAAGATTTGATTATTCCAAAAAATACTATGATCTATCTCACAGTACCTCGTGGATTAGGCAATACTGTGTACTTCTCTATATTAAGTACATCCACGACTACTGGCGCAGTAAGGTTAGTGGAGATTTAATATGTTTAATTCAATGGGGTCATCCAATCCGCAAGACCTTGGTAATGGCGGAGAAATATCTGGAGACTTAACCGTAACCGGAAGTCTGAACGTAGGCGGTTCAATTGGCTTAACGCTATCAGAAGTAATACAAGGCACATCAACAATAGATGTCGACTCAACAACAGCATTAGTGGTACGCAAGGATGGTGCATCTGGTGATGTATTTGTTGTAGATACAACTAATTCAGCGGTTGAGGTTGGTGGTCATTTAACCTTACCAGATGCAAGTGGTTCTGGTGGTGTTTTAAAACTTGGTGCGAGTGAAGATATTCAAATATATCACGATGGTAGCAATTCATATCTTGACCATCTAAATACTGGTAACTTAAACATAAGAAGTTTAAGGCACGGAGGTGATATAAAATTTCATACTGAAGCAAGTGATGGCACTCAACATTCAATATTAACTCTTGCTAATGATAGTTTGGCTACGTTTTCTGGAAATGTTGGTATAGGCGTATCACCTTCAAGCAAACTCCACATTAATGTTGGTACTAACCAAAATCTTGAAGTAACAACTGTTAGTTCTAAATTACACTTAATGGGTACTAACGATGCAAGAAATGCCAATATCCCACTTACTCTTGGTTTTACAGAGTATGATTTTGAAGGAGCAAGTGGCTCTACAATAAGGCTTAAATCTACTAATTCAAACATAACTGGTGCTGAACTTGTTGGAAAACTTGAAGCATATATATCTGATGCAAGTGGAAACTTACCGGGTGTAGCTGGTTCTATTGATTGGACAACAAGCGGTTCAATAGATGGTGGATCAACAAAAGGCACAACTTTAACTTTAAAAAACTATCTTGAATCTGCTGGTTTACAAACTGTTCTCACAATAGACAAAGATAAAATGGCTACTTTTTCTGGTATTATTTCTCTTCCAGATGGTTCTGCTTCTGCTCCATCATTAACAAATACTGGCGATACTGATACAGGTTTATTTTTCTTAGCCGGTAACACGATAGCATTTACTACAGGTGGAACACAAAGAGGTTATTTTAGTGGTAGTGGAAACATTGAATGGTCTAATGGTGACCTTAGTATTGGCAATATAGTAGCATCTGGTGATGTAAGCCTTGATTCTGCACTTACTTTAGGAGTGGGTGGATTAACTAATGGAAAAATAAACACGCCAGAAGCAATGTATTTCAACATTGATAGTGACAACAGTCAAACTGATACAGAGTTTGTATGGGGTTGCAATAGAACAGCAGATAGTGGTGGTTCTGAATTAATGAGATTGACAGAGTCGGGGAATCTTGGTATAGGAACGGCACAATTTGGTAAGACTCACTTAGATGTGCAAAGCTATCAAGCTGATGGAATCACCATTGGTGCTGATAATGATGCTAACAGGACAAGAACAAATAGCACTTCTAAGAGTGGTGGCATTACTGGTGTTCATTATACCAATGCAGAAGAAAGCATAAGATTAATTGGATATTCTTCTTCATCTTCAGATAATACACTTCTTCTTGGTGGTGGTAATGGTGATTGGAACTCAGCAACTGTTATAAACTTTTATGTTGGTGCAAATACTACAACTACTACTGGTGATTTAAAATTTAAACTTGACTCTAACTCTGTTATCTCACTCTCTAATAATGATGGTGGAAACACAGGCAATACAATATTTGGACATACTGCTTGGCAACAGTCAGGTAATGTAGGAGCTGATTACAACACAATTTTTGGTCAAGAAGCAATGGGTTCTGGTAATATTAGTTCAGCAGAGCGTAATACTGGAATTGGAATGGCTGTTATGAGGAGCATTACTACTGGTGATTCCAACGTAGCTGTGGGAGCAGATTGTCTTTACGCTTTAACTACAGGAAGTTCAAACATTGCAGTTGGGCGAGATTCATTTAAAAGTGCCTCATTTGGTGAAACTGGAAATGTGGCTATTGGACATTCAGCAATGTCAAGTTTAAACGAAGGTTCTATAGGTACTGCTGATAACAATATCGCAATCGGGCAACAAGCCTTACTTGGTGGAGCATTTGCTGGTAATCCTAAAGTCGTAAATGATAATATTGCTATTGGAGCCTTTGCATTGGATGCTACATCTGACAATTCTCAAACAGGTACGATTGCTATCGGAAGAGATGCACTTGGGGCGTTGACCTCTGGTGCAAGGAACACAGCAGTTGGATACCAAGCAATGGATGAATTGACTGTGGGTGAAGACAATGT